TGGAGAGGGGAGAGAGTGGCCCCCTCTGGAGCGCCGAAGGGATATCTGCGGTTCAGACAGATACCCTCGGACTGCTCTAGGAGGTAAAGAAGAAGTTCGTCGGGGGCAGTATCGGGGGAGATAAGCGCCCTCAGTCTTTCGATTTTAGATTCGTTAGTCATCAGCGCTCACCTCGTTCTGGAATCAAGCCTTAACGATCTTGAAACACTCGTTCTCGTCGGTCAGAGCGACCAGGTAATACTTACGAGAGTAAATCTCGTTCAGACGGACGTTGGGGTCACGCTCCTGCTCAACGGCAACACCCTTCTTGTTGAAGTAGGTGACAGCCTTCTTAGTACCACCGCAGATAGTACCCTCGACGGCATCCTTCTTGGTGTACAGATGCACACCAGCGACAGTGCCGATGTAGGAGCCGGTACGGGCCATTGCTTCCAGGTACTTCAGCTCATCCTTCAGGTACTTGCGGATAGCAGCCTTATCGTTGGGGTGGACGAAAGCGAACACATCGTCACGCTGATCCTGGTTCTCACCGGGCAGCATAGCCACAGCGTCAACAAAAGCGCCATAGTAATCAGTGCCGTTCAGAGTAACGGTCTGAGAAGCCTTGTTGAACTCAGCGAAAATCTTGGCCTGGGTATGGTTGAACATATCGGTGGTCATGTGACGAACGCCGGTATCGACAACCAGGGGATCACGCATCAGTTCCTCATCGTAGTAGGGGAAACGGTTCTGAGACATCATAATCTCGTATTCCTTCTCGGAATACTGGACTTCGATGTTCTTGGTGTTGCCCTCACCCATTGCCAGATCTTCGGTTGCGTCGGTAGCCCGGTAGACTCGGATCTTCTTCTTGTCACCGGCAACGCCGACCAAGGAGTTGTCCAGGGAACAGAAGCGCATCAGATCCAGGTGAGAGTTGTACTGATCTTCAATTTCCTTTTCCAGAACGTAATTGGGATACGCCTGGTGAGTATGGTTCAGTGCCATAAGTTATTAACCTCCGTAAAATTCTTTGTAGGTATCGGGATTCTTTTCAGCGAACTCAGCCTTTTCAGCCAGAGTCAGCTTAGAAAACTTCTCCTTAGTCATACCAGTGTCAGTAGCACCGGCAGCAGGGGGAGGAGTACCCTTCAACAGTTCGGTACGGAGAGCCTTTTCCCGGGCATCAGCATGGGCTTTCTGATTCTTAAAAACGGTATCCATATCGCCCTTAGCCAGAGCCTCGGCAGTGGACGTAGCCAGCTTTTCGTCATAGCCCATCGCAAGATAAGCCTTTTCGTAGCCACTCACAGCAAGTGCGTGTTCAGCTTTCTCAGCACGTTCAAGCAGTGCTGCACGTTCCTCGGCTTCCTGCACTTTCTTAGCTTCGGCCTCAGTCATATTTTCACGGATGGTTTTCTTAGCCGCAGCCAGATCAGAGGCGGTCTTATCAAAAGTGGCCTTAGAAACAAAACCGCTCATATCGGGTTCGTATGCTTCCAGGGCAGCAACCTTTTCCTCGGGGGTCATGCTCTCGTAGTTTTCAATCTGGAATTTCATAATTCTCTCCTTTTGCGATTTAAGGCTTCTCTGCCTGTATTGTGCGATTAGAGGCTTCTCTGCCTATTCATGCGATTAACGACTTCTCTGTCGGTAAAAATAAAAAGCGCCAGTCACCCCTAGACTTTCGTCCGTATCGGGATAACTGGCGCTCTATCATTTCTGGCGCTCGGGTTTAATATAAACTTTACGCTCAGTGTCAGAGATATTCGCAAAAATCATGGACTTGCATTTCGGACACTTCACTTGTGCCTGCCCACTGAGTTCCATGAGTTTTCGCCCACACTCAGGACAACGAATCTCGTCCAAGATTAGCATTGCGCTCTAACTCCTTCATTATTCTTCATTTTGGTATGCCCAACACAATCCACCAGCACTCTTAGATAAACCCTTACAGCAACGCTGAATTGCGACCCTCGACACACCTATCGATTGACCCGCTTCCGTGAGTGTAGAAAAAATCTCACCTGTCGTCACACAAATGACTGGTCTAGCCATAGGGTTTTCCGCACCACATTGTCTACCTTTCAGTGTCTCCGATATATGCTGCTTGTGCTCCTCGCTGAGAACCTTACCGGAATGAGCGATGCTCAATTTTCTCTTAGTAGCTTCCGATCTATGTTTCCCGAGCATGGGGTGCATTTGTGGATCGGAATACCGTTCCTTTAACTTAGCACTTATCTTTTCCCGTGTGCTTTCGGAGCATGTTAGTCCAAGCGTCGTGTTCTCCCCACCTGGAGAGCGATTGTAACCTTTGTCGGGATTTGTTGCATCGTAAAGGGTAATTAGTTCTATTTCTTTTGAACAAGCATCCTCTCTCAGCAAGTTATCAAACAAAACGATATGGTCAAAATTAGCCCATCCGTATTTACAGATAGCTCGATAAAAATGCTCATTGTTGCGATAACCGGAGCCGTTACCACGCCATCTATGTGAAACGTCACTCGTTATCCCAACGTAAACCTTACCGTTGATTTTATTCCGATGTAGGTATACAGTATATTTTCGATCACTCGTCGTTTTCCGCATCGTTCTCAGATCCCTTGGTAGCAGCGTTCAGTTCAGATTGCTTTCGCTCATTTTCTTCTCGCCAAGCCATGCTCTGTAAGTAGGCACTTTCTGGGTCAGAGAACATTCCGCAGGACGAGAACGCTAACTCGGGGTGAATGTTCGGGCTATTCAACATAGAAATCAAAACCTGCGATTTCGACGCAATATTCTCATAATTGCGTCTTGTAAAGTGTGTGGATATATCGGTGAGTTTCAGTTTCGTACCCACCGTATCCCGGAGAATCCGCAGGATCAGCTTTAAGAAACCCTTTTCGGACTTCTTAAAAACCAGCTCTGTAGCCTTAGCCCGAGCCTCGGCTGCTTGCCAGCCGTCTCGAAGCTGTACTGCGCTGCCTGTGTCAGATGTGCTAGTGCCACCATTCCGGTTAGGCACACCGCAAATCGTGAGAATACTCTGGTACAGATCATCCTTCAACGTCTGTACATCGCTCTGACTCATAGAAGCAGACAGATACTTGGCATCCGTTCCTTCGGGCAGACACAGAGTTTTCCAATCATTCAGCTTTTCGTAGGTTTCCTGTTCGAGCTGTGCGCCCATGATAGCCAGGAAGCTATTCACGGTCTGCACAATATCGTCCATTCTATTGGACTGCAACTCATCCAGGGCATCCAGCAGAGGCATTACAATCTCGAAAACACCCAGACGGGAGCTATCCGCAGGGTATTCGATAATCGGAATCATACCGAGAACGTGGGGTTCTTCGGTTACACCACCGAACTCCTGCACTTCAAAGTAAGAATTTTCAGTATAAACACTGTAAATCTTCTCGTTAGCCTCCTGTTTCTGCACATAGTAAACAGCCATCATAGGACGATGATCCACACTGTTACTATACACAACAAACGTCTGGCGAGGATCGAGGGAGTACAGCTTGAACGGAGGTTCGTCACCATCCTTCGACCAGCCAGCGTTAGGGAGGGTCAGACGATAGCTGCTACCACCGACATAAAGCCACTCAGCCAAGTCGTTATCACACGCTGCCTTGTCCGCATCAGACATAAAGCCATTTAGAGCGTTAATATCTGCGGCAATACCATCGTCATTCTGATCGTTAGCGCTGTTCTCCCGGCGAACATACTGAATGGCCTCACCGAAAGTGTATCCCTTATGGAAAGATACGATTTCATAAGCCCGATTCTCGTTCACCTTATGATTGATGGACTCTCGGACTTCTTTTTCTTTATTCAGAATCGCCGTCTTTCCCCGGAAATACCCCAGCAGCTTTTCGATTTCGGCACGGTTGCTTTCGTGAACCATGACCGCTTTTCGCACCTCATCTGCCACGTTCGCTGCCGTAATTTCGGTCGCATCTGTGTAGATAATGCGACGACCATAGCTCATAAAATCACCTACCTATCTACCTTGTAATATAGCAGATTGGTAGGTGAAAATCATCGGGCGAAGTGCCAGAACTTTCAATATATTGTGTTTCACGTGAAACTAAACACTATATGTTGTGGCTCATACTCACACTCATACTCCTACTTAGAACGGTCTCTTTGCCACAGTAACCATCTTCACGCCGGTAGTCAGGAAGTCCACCAGCATAGCGCAGGAGTCCGGAGCATCGTCGTGGAGGTTCTTACCACTCACCGTAAACAAGGTCAGCTCACGCATGAACTTCTCGTATTCAGAATCCCGGTGGCGCTCATCCAGGAAGTAGAACCGTTTGATATCGGGAGCATACTGGATGATCCGACTCAGCTTACTCTGATTCGTCGGTGCTTTCTTGTAGCTCATGTTGATTCTCACGCCATCCTGTCGCAGCTTCTCATCCACGATACCGCCGTATTCATCGCCGCCGTTATTGCTTTCCCAGCGAACCATGTGAGGATGGTGCTGTTTCAGCTTGCCGATCACGATGGGGCGAGTCACTGTCTTGTCACCTGTATTGAATACTACGTCCTGAACATACCAGTCACTACCGTAGCAATAAACGACCGGCATACTCAGACTATCGCCGCCGCCCCAGGCCGTATCCACGACCGCAGCAATCATATCGGGGTCGCCATCCGGCAGCACACCGTTATAATACCGCAGCTCGTCAGCAGGGAACAGCAGACCCTCACGGATGTACGGATTACCCATGTACTTCGCCATCCAGGTAGCATCGTCGATACTTTCCTTCATATCTCGGTAATACTCAGTATCGAAGCCCAGGTCGTACTTGTAATTGAAATTACTTTCGCCCTGCTCGTTCAGCGCCGGGATTACTCGGAAACGATAACGGGGATTATCCCGGTACTGCTCCTCGATCCGACCCAGAGGATCAGCCACGTTCCATCGAGTACCAACCATTAGCTCTACCGCACCCAGCTTCTTACGGTCTTTCAACTGGTTCAGATAAGCGTCGTACTTATTCTGCAAACGAACAGGATTCAGAGACTCCTCCAAGTCCTCGATCAAGTCATCGCAGTACAGAACGCC